ATGGCCTGTCTGGCAATATCATTATACATAGTCTTTTGTTGAGTTGTAAGTTCAATGTCTCTAACGGTGTAAACCTTGTCTGGTAAATCAAGGCAGTCCTTTTTTAATACCCGACTACTAAAATCATCTATCTTTCTTGTAAGTTCTTCCAAGTTTCTATACCCCACTATGTGTTGAAAGCTATGCGAGCCCATTGAACGCTTTTGTATGATTGCATATCTATTTTGAAATGCATAAAAAGAATCAAAGCCCAAGAGGCTTGGTTTGAGAAAATCACATTGAGAAAATAAATCCAAGGGCGATTTGGTGACAGGAGAACCTGTTAGTATCCTGCAATATTTAAAGTCTGGGGATAGTTTAAGTAGTGCTTTTGTTCTGGCTGCCTTTGGATTCTTAATCGTTGTTGATTCATCTATGGCTATCATCCCCGAAGAACCAAAACGTTTAGCCAACCATGTCCCGACACTCTTGCCTTTAGCAGATGAAAAAGCCTCTACGTTCATTACAAATATCTTGACTCCTTGCTCTTTTGAAGCAAAGAAACGTTTAAACTCATCTCTATACTTTTTGGTATTGTTAGTTTGCCAATAGAACAAAGACCTACGTATATCATCGGGAAAGTGTTGTGGTATTTCTCTGTTCACCCAATTTCTATACACACCTTTTGGAGCAATAATCAAAGCGAAGTCTAACTGATGCGTGTTCGACAGATATGCAATCGTGTCTATTAAGACTTTCGATTTGCCAGTACCCATCTCCATAAAATAAGCATAGTAAGAACGTGCTATATTATTGACCCATGCGTCATATTGGTGGTCATACGGTTCTGTTTTAAATTTATAGTTGACTTTCATGCATAGCTTCCTTTATGTTGTTTATAGTTTGTCGAAATGGTTTCGTCAACATAAAACCTGAAGAGGATGTACTACAATGCAAGAATCAATATTAGACGATGAAATGTTCGCAGATGCAAATACTTTATCAAACGTAAAAGCAGAAGGCGGGAAAAAATTATCAGACCTTGTTCGTCAATTAAATAGCATTCAACAGCAGATAATTGATGCTGAAGAACATTTAAAGGCGTTAAAATCAGAGAAACAGAAGATTTCGATTGAAAACATACCCATGCTTATGGATGAGATGGGTATCGAGCGTATTGATGTTGATGGGGCAACCGTCAAACTCAAAGCGTTTGTTCAAGCGAGTATCCCTGCGGAACGGAAGCAAGAAGCATATGCTTGGCTTCGGTCAAATGGATGTGATGATATTATTAAGAATGATGTCACTGTGTCTTTTAATCGGGGTCAGGACAACCAAGCTGGCGATATGATGTATGAACTGGAGCAAAAGGGTTTTCACCCAGAGCAAAAAACACACATCCATGCAATGACTTTGAAAGCGTTTGTAAAAGAACGTGTGGAAAAAGGTTTGCCGATAGACATTGATTTGTTTGGTGCATACGTAGGAAGAACTGCTGAAGTTAAAAGGAAAGTAAAATGAGTAACGTAGCAAAGAAAGAAAATAATCTGCCCTCCGCAGAATTAATGGAAGAAATGTTTGAATCGGCTGGCGAAGGTGCTGTGTTTGAGGCAAACGAATTGCAAATCCCGAATATCAGGATTGCACAAAGTACAAGCCCACAACTTAAAAAGAGTGATGCTAAGTACATACCCGAACTTAAACAAGGTGATTTTTTTAACACCGTAACAGGGCAAGTTTGGGACGGTGAGAAGGGTATCGTGGTTATACCGTGCCACAGCCAAACAAGTTACCCTGAGTTTATACCAGAGTCACAAGGTGGGGGTTTTGTAGGTTTAAGAGAGGTCACAGATCCCGACTTGATTAATGCCCGAAGAGAGGGAGCAAAAGAGTTTCTTCCCAATGGAAACGAGATTATCAAGACAGATGAATACTATTGTCTAGTGCTTGGTGATAATGGGATGTACGAACCCGCGATTATTGGGATGAAGACAACGGCTCTTGCAGTTAGTAGAGTTTGGAAGACAAGGATTGCCTTAAAAAAAGTTCCAGACTCCAAAGGTACAATGAGGACCCCAGCCTTATTTGCCGTTATGTGGAGACTAACTGTTGTTGAGAAATCAAAAACCGTGGATGGAGCAATGAGAACTTGGTTTAGTCCACAGGTTGAAGAAGAGGGTCTAGTTTCAGACCCAGTTTTATTCCGAGAAGCAAAGGCGTTTAGGGAATCGGTTGCCAAAGGTGAAGTAAAGGCTGCACCCGAAGGAGATACCGTTACTGTTACAGATGAAGCAGAAGTGGACGTAGGTGACATACCCTTTTAATTCAGAGGGGAGGTAACCCCTCCCCTTTTTCTCGGAGTTTTTGATGGAATTAGTTGACCGTTTTTGGACGGCTTTTGAAGGTTCAACAAAGGCACACGGTCAGACAACAGTAGGGGCAAAAAGAAGAAATGGTAAAACGGAAGCGAAAAGTTTTATTGTCAAAGAGCCTCTTACAAAGGAATTAATAGAAGAACACTTACAAGGAAAGAAAGGTGTAGGCTCGATACCAATCACTGATCAGAATAAATGTAAATTTGGTTTATTAGATATAGATAAGTATCCTGTTGATCATGCTCAAATCCAATCAAAGTGTGATAGTTTAAACATTCCGTTTGTTGTTTGTCGCTCAAAGTCAGGAGGTGCCCACCTGTTCTTGTTTATGAAGGACTGGGTGAGAGCAGTAGACATACGTGACTACCTTACAGAGTTTTCTGCCGTATTAGGATATTCGGGTTGTGAAGTGTTTCCAAAGCAAGACCAGATTCTTGCTGAACGAGGAGACGTGGGCAACTTTATTAATCTTCCATACTTTGATGAGAAGAATACCTTACGCTATGCAGTTACGGCAAAGAATGAAGACCTTACTGTTCAAGAGTTTCTTGACTTAGTAGACAAGAAGAAAACAACTTTGGATGCTTTATCGAAGTTAAAGTTTGAGTCTAAAGAAGAAGAATTTGAAGGTTTAATACCGTGTATAAAAAATCTTGTTTTGATGGGCATACCACAAGGCATGAGAAACAATGCAATGTTTCATACAGGTATATATCTAAGAAAGAAGTATCCAGATGGATGGAAAAAGAAGTTAGAAGAATGGAACACAAAGATTTGTAAACCGCCCATGCCCGCTGATGAAGTAGTGCAGTTACAAAAATCTATAGATAAAGATAAGTATGGTTACAAGTGTAAGGATGAGCCGATGGCAAGCCATTGTAACAGGGAGCTATGCATAAGCATGGAGCATGGTGTCGGAGGCAACTCAGCCATACCCTCGATGGGTGGCTTAACAATATTGAAGTCAGAACCAAGGTTGTATTTCTTGGATGTAAATGGACAAAGGTTGGAGTTGTCTACCGAACAATTACAGATGCCTTTACATTTTCAAAGAGCCTGCATGGATCAAATAGATTTTATGCCTCCTGTAACGAAGGCTGCTGATTGGCAAGTTATTGTGAATGGTTTGATGTCTAACGCTACAACGATAGAGGCATCTCCCGAACTTACCATCACAGGGCAGTTTGAAGAGTTATTAGAAACATTTTGTACAAGTAGAATAAAGGCTCGCTCACCAGAGGAACTTAGAATGGGCAAGCCTTGGACAGAGAACGACCTTACTTATTTTACCCTCAAAGGGTTACAAGAATTTCTCAAGAATAGGGGGTTTGTTTCGTTTAACAGACCACAGATACAAGAGAGATTGAAGCGTCTTAATTTTGGTTCAGAGTGTAATGGATATTACAAGCTGAAAGACGATTCAGGTAGATGGCACAACATTAGAGTTTGGTGGGTGCCAGAATTTGACAACACGGAAATACCAATTCCAAATAAGGAGACAGAGGATGACATCCCTTTCTGATAGTTTTTCAGGTAAGAACTACCTGAAGATAGGAGACTTAACCAAGAAATTTGGTGTAGCACGTAGTACAATTTATAGATGGGTGGAGGCGGGGCACTTTCCTAAACCCATTGTGTTAGGTCCAGAGCAAGATAAATATAGTGCTAAACGATGGCTAGAGGAAGATATAACTAATTGGCTAAAAACAAGACCTAGGCAGACCTATGAGTCAGAGTGAAAAATTAATATTCGGTCCACCAGGATGCGGTAAAACATACACTTTGATTAATATTGTTAAACAGGAGTTAGCTAATGGCACACCTCCTGACAGAATTGGATTTGTTTCGTTCTCAAAAAAATCAATATCAGAGGCAATACTTAGGGCTGGGTCAGAGCTAGGATTAGAGGAAAAACATCTTCCTTGGTTTAGAACGTTGCATTCTATAGGACATCGATGGCTTGGCTTTGATAAAGAAAAGATGATGGGCTATTATGATTTTCAAATGTTTGGTTATGAAGTTGGTATGGTTTTTGACTCAAGCACCGCTGCTCAAATGGAAGATGGTCTTGTCCCAATGTCTCATAAAGAAGGCAATAAGTATTTAGAAATTATTGCACGATCTGCAATGAGATGCATTAGTCTTGAAGCTGAATTTAACTCTAAACGAAACTACGACATTCATTGGGAGTTTCTTGTTTCTTTAGACAAAGCCTATAAGTCTTACAAAAAAAGAAACGAGAGGCATGATTATACAGACATGATATCAAAGTTTGTACTTCAAGGTACTGCGCCAACGTTAGATGTGCTTATCGTGGATGAAGCTCAAGACTTAACACCACTTCAGTGGAAGCAAGTAGCCATTCTAAAGCAACATGCAGAAAGAGTGTGGTATGCGGGGGATGATGACCAATGTATTCACAAGTGGAATGGTGTGGATGTTGGTTTGTTTTTAAAGATATGCCCTAACATAGAAATATTAAAGCAAAGTTACAGGGTTCCAAAAAGTGTTTTTAGATTAGCCAAAGCTCTTACAAACAGAATAGATCTTCGACAACAGAAAGACTGGAATCCAATGGATCGTGAAGGCGATGTGATATGGCATTCTAATTGGCACGATATTGATATTGAAGAGGGTTCTTGGACTATAATGGGAAGAACCAACAAAATAGTATCAGGTGTAGCCCGACAATTAAGAGACGATGGATATTTGTTTAGGAGAAATGGGAAACTTAGTTTTGATGAGGCTACTCTTAAAGGTATGAACACATGGAAGGCATTGTCTGAAGGTCGAGAGGTAATTCTGGATGATGTAAAAGAGCTTTATAAATTAGTTCCAAAACGAGGTGACAAGGCAGTAATTAAACGTGGGGCATCAAAATCGTTAGATACAATAGACCCACAGGCAACCCTGACATATGATTTGTTAGTTCGTGATCATGGATTAATTGCGGATAAATCTGCCTCGTCTCAAGATGTTTGCAACCTGTCTTACCTAGACAGGATTTATCTTGCTTCAATATTAAGAAGAGGATCTTTTGTTCCAAGAATTACAGTTTCAACAATTCACAGAATGAAGGGCGGTGAAGATGATAATGTGATGTTATTCACAGAATCGTGTTACCCAGCCGTTTCAAACACTGATCAAGATGAAGAACACCGAGTTTTTTACACAGGAGTAACAAGAACGAAACACAACCTTCACATAGTTGACGGTCCAGCAAAGTATAGGTATCAGATATGAAAAGAGATGAGATATTAGATGAAGCAAAACATTTGGTTAATGGGCCTAGAGCCAAGGATTATGGGGAAGCATACGACAACCATGAACGAGTAGCAAAACTATGGTCAAGTGTGCTAAACATAAACGTAAGCGTGTCACAAGTGTATATGTGCTTGTTATTATTGAAAGTTGCTAGACTTGTTGTAACTCCGCATCACAAAGATTCTTGGATAGATATCGCTGGATATGCAAGTCTTGGGGGCGAGGTAGATGAAAAAAGAAAGCAGTCAGATTAGTTTCTTGGAAAGATTGGATTTAGATACAATCGAAGAGGACTGGCTTCCTCCAACAGAGTTTCCAGACCTGACGAGGTCAGAATATATAGCGATTGACCTAGAGACTAATGACCCCAACTTGACAGAGTTAGGCCCGGGATGGGCTAGAGATGATGGATTTATTGTTGGTATCGCTATCGCGGCAGGCGATTTTGTTGGCTATTATCCTATTCGTCATGAGGCGGGGGGCAACATACCTCAAAGAAAAGTAATGATGTGGCTTAAAGACCAACTCAACACACCTCATATTCCAAAGATAATGCACAACGCTACGTATGATGCGGGGTGGCTAAGATGGGCAGGCGTGAAGATAGAAGGCAGAATTATAGATACTATGATTGCTGCACCTCTTATAAATGAGAATAGATTTAGCTACAGTCTTAATAGTTTATCCAAGGATTATCTTAATGAGAAAAAGGATGAGAAGACATTACGTGCCGCTGCAACCGACTTTGGGCTTGACCCAAAAGGAGAGATGTGGAAGTTGCACCCACGATTTGTAGGTGCGTATGCAGAAAAAGATGCAGAACTTACCTTACGTTTATGGAATCAATTTCGTATAGAATTAGAACAACAAAGTTTAATGACGGTGTTTGATCTTGAAACAGACCTGATACCAGTTCTTCTCGATATGAGAGAAAAGGGGGTAAAGGTAGACGTTGACAAGGCAGAGCAAACTAAAAAGGATTTAAAAGACCTTAAACAAGCCGTGTTAAGAGACATAGAGCATGACACAGGAATAACGGTAGAGCCTTGGGTGGCTACAAGCGTTGCCAAAGTTTTCAAGCATTACAACCTGTACTATGAAACTACCGAGACAAGTAACCAGCCGTCCTTTACCAAGTCTTTCTTACAAGCCTGTCCACATGAGGTGTCCAATAAAATATTAAGATTGCGTGAACTTGATAAGGCAAGCAATACGTTTGTGGATAGTATATTAAAATTTGCTCACAAAGGTCGCATACATTGTGAATTTCATCAGCTTCGCTCTGATGATGGGGGCACAGTGACAGGTAGATTTAGTTCTAGCAATCCTAACTTGCAACAGATACCCGCTAGAGATGCTGAAATCAAAGCGATGATACGTGGTTTGTTTTTACCTGACGAAGGATGCAAGTGGGGAAGTTTTGACTATTCTAGTCAAGAGCCAAGGTTATTGGTTCATTACTGCGCGATGCTACCTCCCAAGCTCAGACATTATACGATAGATAACCTAATAGAAGAATACAAAAACGGTGACCCAGACTTTCACCAAATG